GGGTTCGATTCCCTTCGCCCGCTCCAGACACCTAACGTTAAGGCCCTGTTTTTACAGGGCTTTTTCGTTTCTGGCTTTTGATGGTGTCGAAGAAGTGTCGAAAAGACCCTTCCACGAATTCCGGTCAGCCTAATGCGATGGCTCAGTCGCGGCTGGGCACGGAACGGCAGGAGGTGGCAAACAGTCTCCAAATTCTCTTTGAATTTTTGGGATCTGATCAGTAGGCGGGGCGCCAGAAACAATTAGTCCAAGGTTGGCCGCAATCGTTAATAGCCCGTTTGAATGGATGACCATGGCGTGAACAAGCGGCGCCGGAAATCCTCGGCTGAAGCGATTCACCGCATGAATTCCACCATGGACGTATGAGCTTAAAGGCTTCCAAGAGTAATGCTTGAATTCCTTTAGCATCTCAATCGGTGCGTGCGGTGCCTTTTCTTCGATGGCAACGAGCATCTGACTGAGCATCGGAATAGTGGACCCCTTCTTCGCGCTATCGTATGTAAGGTCTGAAATGATCAGCTCCGCCTGTGAGTCGGACGCTACATAAAGCACCCAAAGAGAGCGAACCAGCGACTCATATTGGACCCTTAACAACGCTGCCGCAGGCGTGTAAAGGCCGGCGGCTATTAAGTGCTTTATCGCCTGTGAATGCTCGAAAGCAAGGGCAGACAATGTCTTGCTAGCAACCAGTCTAGGGGACGAGTCATATACAGGTACTGAAAAGCACTTATATAGCGACTGCTCTAGAGCAGCAGATCTGGAAAGAAGCACGTCTAAATTCATGTCAGCGTCCTTGCCCAAAGTGTGGAATTTCCGTAGCTAGCGTCTAGTCGACTAGGCGGTGATCAGACGGACGATAGCGCCTGGATGACGTGCTTCGGATCGTTATGGATGGCGCGCAGCAGGGCCTTTGCTGGTCCGGTCGGTTCGCGTCGGCCTTGTTCCCAGTTACGCAGCGTACCCAGTTGAACGTCGATCATCGCTGCGAATTTGGCCTGGGTCAGCCCGGTCGCCTTGCGGATCTCTTTCACCTGCAGCGAGTCGACGACGAATTCCCGCGAGGGCTGACGTTCGCCACGGTGAATCTCGTCCATCTGCTGGACGCTTTCCAGAAGGTCTTCGAAGAATTTGCTCATGGTGATTACCTCCACCGTTCGATGATTTGCTTGAGCACCTTGCGCTCGTCTGCCGTCAGGTCGTCCTTCTCGTTCTTCGGATAGATCAGCAGTAATGCGATCTGCGAAGCCGCCGTGAAGTGGTAGTAGATGACCCTGGACCCGCCCCGCTTGCCGTGACCACCAGACGCAACGCGAACCTTGCGAATGCCGCCAGTACCTTCAATCACATCGCCCATGTCCGGCCGGTCGGCCAGTTGCCGCTGAAACTCCGCATAGCTGTCATCGCTAAGCAGCTCCCGCAGACGCTTGGAGAAGATCGGTGTCTCGATAAAGATCATAAACGAATAGTACGCCAGTGGCGCACCTCCTTCAATTGATTCGATTACTGGCAGGCGAGCGGTAACGTGATGCCGGCCAACGGTCCTAACCTGATCGCATCATGCAAATGCTCAGGCGCGAGGTGTGCGTAGCGCATCGTCATGTTCAGCGAGGCATGCCCCAGGATCTCCTTCAGCGTCACGATATGGCCACCGCCCATGATGAAGTGAGCCGCGAAGGTGTGGCGCAGGATGTGGCTTGCTTGTCCGCGTGGTGGCTTGATCGAGGTCGAGAGCAGGACCAGCCGAAACACGCCAATGCAGTTGGTGAACGGCCCGTAGGTTTGCCAGTGCTTCTTGATCGCCGCCACCAGCTCGGGCGTTACTGGGACCATCCGCACCCGCTTCGACTTGGTATTGGCAAACACCAGGGCGTTGCCTCGAATCCGCTCCGGTCGAAGCGCTTGAGCCTCACCCCACCTCGCCCCGGTCGCCAAGCAGACCCGCGCCACCATCGCCGGATGCGGAGACGTGGTCCGCGCCAGAAGTGCATCGAGCAGCTCGGAGATCTGCGGCTTGGTCAGGTAGGCCAAGGGCCGTTCCTGCAACCGAACCGGACGAATACGTGTGAACGGACAGGGATAGTCGATCACGTCGAGTTTGTGCAGCTCGTTGTAAACCGCTTTCAGGTAGCCAAGGCGATTGTTCGCCGTCTTGCCGGTGACACCAGCTGACATCCAACGCGCGCGCGTGGCGGCGATCTTCGCGCCATCGACCATACGTGCTATCGGATCGCCCATCGCCTTTGCACACGCCCGCAGGATCGCCACACGACGAACGCCATCGGAGAGCGAGACGCCGTGAAGGTCGAACCATAGCTCGACCAGCTCTGACAGCCTGCGCTTGTCCTTTGGCCGCGGTGCCCAATCGTTAGATTCGCTGCACTTGGCTCGACAGGTCGCCTCGAAGCGCATTGCCTCGGCCTTGGTCTTCAGCGTCTTGCGGAACCGCTTGCCTTTGACCGGCTCGACGTCGACCCGCCAGCGACCGTCAGAGAGCTGCTGGATCGCCATCAGACCGCTCTGCCCCATCGAACGTGGCGTTCTTGAAGCAACGTTTTGATGTGCTTGTACAGATCACGCTCGCTCATGTCCTTGGCGGCGTAGTGGTCACGAATGACCGGCCAGCATTCCCAATCCTTCAGTCGATCAAATGCGGTTTTAGCGCCCACTCGCTCCCGTGCCAGCAGGCTTACGAAGTTTCCCAGGAACAGTTCCACGTTCTTGCCAGAGAAGCCCCGTGAAGTCTTGTAATAGCGTTTGTACTCCGTTTCATCGACCAGAGAATCGACCGCCACATCGACCCGCACGTCATCACGCATCAGCGTCCAGATCGGTTCGTATTGCCCTGGGCGGTGCAACAACTTGAACTGGCAAAGCCCGTAGCGCCACAGGCCGTCCAAGTGGGCGGAGAACGCTGCAAACGAATTCGTTTCAATGGCCTCACCGGTCTTGGCACTGATCGACCCGCTAGCGAACTGCTGGATGACCGAATGGTGATAGCGCAGCTCGACCCGCCATACATCTTGGGTCGGGTCGTAGTTATCGGGATCGGTCGAATCGAACGAATCACGGCGATGCCAGACACTTTCCCAGAAGTCGAGCTTATCGGTCGCGCGGGCCTGTTCGGTTTTGTTGTAGATGCAGAGCTGAACGCCACCAGCAGAGCCGAACATGGACGTTTCACCACGACCGTAGACGCTGGACTTGGTCGCCCAGTTGATCTCGTTGATACCCGAGATATCCCGGTGCGTCCGCGCGCGACAGTGCAGGCGTGCCACCAGATCCACCGGAGGCTTCCAGCCCTGAAGATCCAACGCCAGATGGACAGCGCACTGGTTGCGTTCGCGGTGTGTCATCACGGCTGCAGCGTAGTAGTCCATCCGCTCTTGCAAGCGCTCAGGCGACAGCGCGTCGATGGCGTGCGGCGACACTTCGATTTTCAAGTGCGGGCCGATGTTCTCGAGCTTAGCGTTGAAGTTCTTGATGAGCAGGATGAACCCGAGGTCAGCATTCTGGAGCTTGTACTGGTAGCCCGAGTCCCGCCCTACTCGTCCGGCGTGCCAGAACTCCCCGGCGAACTCGACCATGACGCCCGGTTTCTCGAACAGCGCCATGATCTCTGGACGGATCAGGCCGCGGTACAGCTGGCGGACCGTATCGACGCCGCAACGCAGCAAGCGAACGCCTGACAGGTCAGTCAGCTTGGCCGAATGGCTATCGAAGAACAGTCGCCCGGTTAGGGTTTCTTGGAAGTTCTGATCAACACGAATTTGGTCTTTAACGCTCATTCTCTTGTGCTCCAAATTGCAACGAATTGACACTGTTCAGTTGGGTTTATCTGACGTGTTACAGGGACGTCAGCGCGCGCGTTTGCACGCCGGCTCGTGCCTCGCCGCGCGTGCAAAGAGCGCGGAGCGCACGCGCGCTGACGGTCATCACCACAGGAATTTCCCCTTCTCATAGGGCACCACGACCACGGACGAGCCTTTAGGGGCTGACTGCAGGCCGCTGGCGACCGCCTGTTCAAATGCCGGAGGCGGACTGCTGGCGTGCATCGGCCCCTGCGGCGGTTCTGGGTCGGGCTTGGTGTCGTCGAAGTAGCCGTTCTGCACGACCGACCTGCAGAAGCCGAACGACACATCCAGGCGCGTGCCTTGTTGGGTGTTGCATCGACACCCCGTCAGCCCTTCATCGCTGTCGCCGACCTGCATGCGTTTGTAGTTGCGGGCGATCAGGTCGCGGTCGGTGGTGGCGATGCACACGGGCTTCGGGAAGGTCTGCGGTCCGGTCAGTGCGTCATACACCGGCGCTGATGCCGGCAGGTCCTGCACCCTGGGCACGCGCTTGCCCAGATATTGCTCGACGGTGAGCGGTGCGGCCTGTTCGGTGTCGGCGCTTGGCCGGATGAAGGCGCCGACCGTATCCCGCACCTGATCGACCATGCTGCCGGCCGGCGCGCTGGTTGCGGTCGCGGCTTGCGCTTTCTCGGCTGCGTAGCGCTCGTAGGCGCGATAAACGAGGATGCCGGCACCCACCAGCACGCAGATGGCCAAGATGAACTTGGTCGGCACCTTGGCCTGGAAGTGGTGCTTGGCGTTGCTGCTGGTGTAGGCACCGAAGTAGCGCTTATCCAGGCGCAGCGACTTTTTGTCGGCGTCCTTGAAGCTGGTCTTCAGCTCGACCTTCTCTACGACGACTTCCGACTCGAAGCGCAGCAGTTGGGCGGATTTGAAGACGCGCCAGTAGTGAATGTGCGTGTTGCACAGCCGACGAAGGTGAACATCGAGATAGCGCGGGTCCTGGGTGACGAGGTGAACCTCATGGCCCTGGTGGCGCATGGTCTCGAAGCGGGTGATGTGCTCCGGTGGCCGCGCCCGTGGATCGCGTGAACCGAACCAGCCCTGCGCTTCGTCGACGACGATGATCGAATCGTTCGGCAGCTCGAACCACTTCTCGGGGTCTTCGAACTCGAACCACTGCGCTTGCAGCTGATCGGGTTTGAGGCCGTTGATGTTGTGGAAGTAGACGACACGGCCTTCGGCGTGGGCCTTCTGGTCGACCTCGCGGATGGTGTTCAGGGTCTTGCCATGGCCGGGCTTGCCGGTACGGATAACGAGCATGACGGCGCCTCCTTATGCGTCGATGGAGGTGCCGCCCGGCTTGCGCCAGACCTGATTGCGGCGACGGTCAGTTGCCTTGTCGATCCCGGCGAGCATGAAGCGCGTCGAAATGGCGGCGAAATACAGGTTCACCACCACATCGAACTTGGCCAGCCCGAGAACGCCCTGGATCACCGGCCCGACATCACCCATCAGCCCGAACAGGTAATCCTGCGCCTGGCCAATGATGAGGTTGAAGCCCAGGTAGGTGACGAAGCCGAAGCCGAGGATCTTCAGCACCATCTTCACCAGTGGGCCGAGGATGATGACGAGCATCTGCACGAAGAAGAGAAACTGCATTACTGACCTCCTACGCCGCGACCCACATACAGGGCAGCGAGAACGGTAGCCACAGCCACGAACAGGCCGCTCAGGTCACTGGCGGCGCGACAGAGGGGCTCGTAACTGATCTGGAAAGAGCGCCCGCCACCGGTGCGCAAGCTGAAGCTTTCGGCGCTGGGGCAAGTGGCAGGCAGAAAGCGAGTGCCCTGGTTGACGAAGGACGGCAGCTGAATCTCGGCGCCTTCCTCGAGCTTGAACTTGTCGCCCTGGACGGCGGATTCGATGGCCGGTTTGTGCTTCTCGAAGTCGGCCTGTTCTTCGGCGTGGCAGCGCAGTTCCTTTTGCTGGCGGAGGATCGCGCACTGGACGGCATCGCCGACGCACTTCACCTCGGCATCACAGGCTTCGCCTTCTACGCCGGGCTTCTCGCACTTGTAGGGGTCTTTGGCAGGGTCGCATTTGCCATCGCCTTCACCTTCACCTTCACCTTCACCTTCGCCCTCACCGTCCCCTTCGCCTTCGCCTTCGCCTTCGCCGTCTCCCTCACCATCTCCCTCGCCTTCACCATCTCCCTCGCCATCCCCATCGTCGTCCCCATCCCCTTCGCCGGGTTCCTCGGTGTTGTCACAGCCGCCCACCTCGACCTCGGGATCACATGGCGGCGGCGGTTCCTTGCTGCAATAGGTGCCGTTCCAGGCATATCCGTCTGGGCAGTTGTTATCGGGATCAGGTGTTGGGGTTTCGTCGGGGTCGGTCTGCTGACCGGGATTGCCCGGTTCCTTGCGGGTGTCTTCGTTGCACTCGACGCCGTTGCCGGTGTAGCTGTAAACGCCAAACACGCCCGGCGGGTTGCCGCTGCTGTAGACGTAAACGTTGGTGGCCGCAGTGAAGCCAAAGGCGTACTGGCAGCTGTTGGCGCAGACCGAACCCGGCGGTTCGATCACCGGCTGGCCTACCGCTTCTTTCATCTTGTGTTCGTGGGTGACGACCTGGCCGATGGTGGCTTCGCAGCGATTGGGGGCCTCGCACAGTCCGGTTGAAGCGTTGTAATTGGCGCCGTTAGGGCAGCTATCGCCTGAGCGAGTGGCACGCCGAGGTGTGCCCGAAAGGATGTAAGTGGGCGAGCCATCCTGTCCGGTACTTTTAGTGGTGCGAATGAAATAGCACCAGTACTGGGTCGGGGTCGCAAACTGGGCATAGGCATGCCGATAGGAGTAGTTGTCGCTTTCGGCAGGAACGTAGTTTCGGCAGGCGGTTTCCGGATCAGGGTACTGGGTTCCGCCAGTTGTGGTGGTCCAGTAGTAATCAACCGCAAATGCCGGATTGACGAGAAAGAGCGAGGCGGCAACCAGCGCAACTGACGATAAGCCGCGACGAATAATGGACATTACGCCTCCTACACCCGCCCAAAAAACACGAGATAAAACGCCAGGGTGGTGAGGATCAGGACGTACAGTTCGTAGCTCATGGCGTTTCCCTGGAAGAGAAAACCCCGCCGGAGCGGGGTTTGTTTGCTTCGGCACATGCAGTGCGCGGTTCCCGGTTACAGGGCGCGGCGCATGTACTTGAACGCCATCGCGGCGATGATCACGGCGAACACCGCCCAGCCGATGGTGCCGACGTCGGTGCCCGCGGTATCCAGCGCCGCGGTGGCTTCGGCCGGGACTGCCGCGTAGACGGAGCCGGCAGCAGCCGAGAGGGCAACGGCAGCGCCGAGGCCGATTTTCTTGATGAAGTGCTTGTTCAGTTGCATGGGTGATACCTCACTGTTTCAGGGCTTTTTTCAGGACCAGGAAACCGAACACGGTGGCGAACAGAACAATCGCTTCGCCTTGCAGCTCGGAGACTTGGTCCCAGGTCAGTGCAGAGCCGTAGAGGCTTTGCATTTCCTCGACCGTGAGAGCGACCAGCGAGCCGGAGCAGATGGGCGAGCCATCGGCGCCTTGCAGCCAGTCACCGTCACAGGCGAGGAAATTCATTCGCCGGCCTGCTCAAGGTCGGCGGTTTGTTCGGAGGGTTCGCAGTCAGGGCAGACGGCGAAGTGGGGCGGCAGGCTGAGGTCTGGCAGCAGGTCGCTTTGCGGCGCGGGCAGCGCCATGAGCTTGCCCATGTCGTTTCCGCAGCAGTCGCAGTACACCCGGTCATCGATCAGCATGGCCGCCCCTCCCGATTAGTTGGCCTTGGCCGGGTCGCCGGCTTTGGCCTGGGGTTGAGCTGGGGTGCGCGGGGTTTCAGCAGCGACGCGGGTCTGAACGGCTTCGAGCTGGAGCGCCAGATTCTTGCCCTTGTTCTGCCCACCACGGGCAATCTCGAAATGGATACGCACCAGTTGCAGCGGCTCGAACTTGGCGCCGGCTGCGAAGATCTCGTCGGCTACTTCGTCCGCTGCTGCCATGCCGATGATCGACAGGCCGTGTTCGGTCTTGCCGTCCGGCTCATCGCCGTAGAAGACCTTGATGTACTTCTGGCCGGCTTCGCCGTCGAAGCGTTGAGTGCCGAGAAATGCAACTTCCATAGTCGAACGTGCCATCTTGGGTTTCCTCTCTCTAGTTGCGCTTTATTGCGCTGCTTTGCTTTCTGCAGGCCGAGCGATTCCGAACGAGTGAAAAAGCAATTTCACTGCGACCGGCTTGTTACTTGGCTTGCGGGTTATCTATAGCTGCATTTAAACGTTCTTGGAACAACTATTTACCAAGTATTAAAACATTCAATACTTCATTTCTTAATGAGACGAATAGTGCTGAATTGACACTTTCCACTTGAGCAAACATTAATTTAATTAATCATCCGCAACGCTGTTTAACACCAAGGGCTCTGCCCTTGTAATCCCGCTCTTGCCGCCGAGGGCTCGGGAGCGCGGGAGGGAAAAGCGCTCCCGCACTCACGAGCGGAGGCTGTTTCGGTTCGTGCAGGGTCAAGGGTGCGCTCCGCCCGTGCTTCCGTTCGCCGGATCGGTGAGGCGTGATCCGACGAGCCGGGAGCGCGGCCCTGGACCTGTTCGGCTGCGCGCTCAGCCTTATAACGCTCAGCGACATAGCGACGCAGCTCGACGAGGGACCGGTGTTTCGTTGGCTCGCCGCCATCCAATGGAATGAACAACGGAACGTCGCGGCGATAGGTAACGTGCCCGTACAGCTCTCCGCCAACGGTCAGCTCCCGCCCGATCTCATGCCAATTAGGCGACGCGATACGAACCTGCATCCGCTTACGCCCTACCCCACCAGCTCGAACGGTTCGTGGATCGGGACGAAAGGCGTTGGCCTGCCAGTGTCGAGCACAACGCTCCACCACTTCGCGGGGCGGTCGGGTGGCGTGTGCTTCTCGCAGATAAAGGCCGGTTCCACTGTCCAGTCCGAAAGCAGAGGCTGCCAGGTTCCACCGACGCAGCCCATTTGCAGCGTGCGAATCGGCCGCGCATAGGCGGGGCGGCATTGGGCGCAGGGTGTGGACCGGGAGGGACCGGGGTTCGCCATTTCGCGTCTGGACCAGCAGACAGAGCAGTCGCAGTCCTGGGCGTGCGGAAGGCGTTGATAGCTGGCCGGCTTCTGCATAGGTCATCCCCTCCCCTGGCTTTCCGTAGACGGCGCGGATCATGCGGAGCGCTCCTGTTCATTGGTGCTGGGCGCAACCTGGGCGAAGGACGCTTCCAGGCGGATGACGATTTCGGCGTTCAGGGAGCGGCGAGCAGCCCAAGCGGACTGCTCGACCTGGGCGCGGAGTGCAGCAGGCATGCGCAGCTTGAATTGCGGGTCTGTGCGGCTCATTGGTTCACCCCCGGAAACCGCACCAGACGGGTGTTGGCCAGCTTCACGCTCTCGACGGCGCCAGTTCTGACCCAGCCAGCGACCATATCTACGGATATACCGGCCAGAGCGGCGAAGGCGGCTTGCGTATAGAGAGGAGGATTCATGCAGTCCACTCCTGTTCCAACAGCCAGCTACGCAGCAGCGCACTGTTAATCATGCGGCGCTTGCCGAGCTTTACGGTGGGGAGTACGCCCCGGTAGACCCAGGCGCGGGCCATGGAGCATGTCAGGCCATTACGTTCCGCCCAGGCTTCGACGGTTTCCACGTCCTGCTGTGGGGCGATCAGCTTTGAAGGTTCTAGCTCTTCCAGTTCCAT